CCTTGTTCCTTTTGTCGGGGACAACTCTATCGAGCCAACAGATGTTGTTCCTGACGTCCACCCAAATAAAGGCTTCTTTGACACCCAGACCATAAGCGAAGCAATTGCTAGAAAAGTTCTAAGTAAATTTATATCTGATACAGCAAACATACAAGACTTAGTTGGCATTCCAGACGGAATAACGTTTGAGTTTATAACAGCACTATCACATACTACTACCGCCACGGACGCGATTAACTTAATATCGCAACATTGGGTACGCAATCTCGCGGATAGCGCAGGCGTAGAGGAACATGATTTCCATCGTCTTTTTACAAACAAAGTAACTGCTGACCTCGTCACCCTAAACGAAGACATATCAGGTCAAACAAGTAAAGTCTTTAGCCACGGTGTTACCATAGCAGAAGGTTCTGCGTTTGGCGTTGGTAAATCACTAACCGAATCACAAAGTCTAACTGATGCGCTAGTATCTACTCTAGGCTTCGGACGTAATTTCGGGGACAACGCAACTCCTGGCGATAGTCCTGCCTTAGCTACAAGCACCAGCTTCGGCCACTCTGCAACGCCTGGCGACGCTCCTGCGTTAAATCCGAGTAAAGTCTTTGGGCATGGTGTTACCATAGCAGAAGGTTCAGTAACCACGACCGGTAAGGTTATAGCAGATTCTACTACTCCAGGTGACGCGATTAACTCGATTCTTCGAACCCTTGTATATGGTTTCGCGGACAGCACAACACCATCCGAGAATGCTATTCTTAATTCTAATAAGATACTGGCGCACTCAGCAACTCCTAGCGATAGCCCTGCCAAAGCCACAAGCACAAGCTTTGGTCACTCCGCAACGCCGGGTGATAGTCCTGCCTTTGGCACATCATTACCATTCGGTCATGGGGTTACAGCAACCTTTACTAACAGTATAAATACAACTAAGGGATTGGCACACTCAACAACTCCTAGCGATAGCCCTGTCAAAGCCACAAGCACCAGCTTTGGTCACTCTACAACGCCTGGCGATAATAGTCCCTTACTTAGTATTGGCATTCCATTAGCTGACGCAGCAAATGCTTTAGATCTAGTAGGAGTTCCAGACGGTATAACTTACCAGTGGTCCACAAGTTTCGCAGACCAAATTACGTCTACCGAGAATGCAGCTAAGGCATTCTCCACGGGCCGAGCAGATACTGCTTCAACAAGCGAAGCAGGCAAATTAATTCAAAGGGATTACTTTGCTTCAGATTATGTAGAATTTGACCTTTCCGACCCACTTGCTGCTTACGATGCAGCATTAACTCGATCCTTCTAATTAACAGGATTAAAAAAGACATAAATACTTATGTTAACATAAATGATCATTTACAGGAGATTCTCATATGATCCGTGAAACACTCGCCGCTACAGGCAAACTAAATATCGTTCTTACAAACAAGCACGGTGCTGTAAAAGAAACCCGCGAAGTTCCAAACGTTGTCGTAACTGTTGGTAAGACGTGGATCGCAGCTCGTATGACTGACACAGGCCGTCCAGATGATATGTCACACATGTCTGTTGGTACAACTGCAACTGCTGCTGCAGTAACTCAGACTACTCTTGTTGCTGAAAACGGCCGTCAAGGTTTAACAGGCGGCGAAGGCGCACCTGCAGCCTCGACTATCGTTTACACGGCTACTTTTGCTGCTGGTACTGGTACTGGCGCATTGGTAGAAGCTGGCGTATTCAACAGTGCTACTGCAAACGGTGGCGTTATGCTTTGCCGTACAGTATTCGCTGCTGTAAACAAAGGTGCTGATGACTCAGTTACTATCACTTGGACCGTTACTATTGCTTAATAAGTAATTAATCTGTTAGAAATTAAGAAGAGGTAACATCCGCCATGGCTACTATCGTAACGCGTTCTGGAAAAGGCTCATCGTTAACTAATGATGAAGTCGATGCCAACTTTAACAACTTAAATGCTGGTAAAGTTGAAAAAACTTCGGATACTGGTGCAGCTCTTGTTCCAGCCGGAACTACAGCACAACGCGATGGCACTCCGGCGGGTGGCTACTTTCGATTTAATTCGACAACAGATCATATTGAGTTCTATGACTCTGCAGCTTGGCAATCCGTTGCCAAGCTGTCAGGTGACACGTTTACCGGAACCGTAATAGCTCCTAAATTTCAAGGCGCTGTGGACGGAGCAACAATACTTAAAGGCATAAATTCAAGCGGCGTAACGCTTGTAGCCGGCACTGTAGTATCTCTTCATTCTGGCTCGACATTAGGTAGCCCAAAATTTGACCGAGCTGATTGCACAATAGCTGCAAAGATGCCTGCAGTTGGTTTTGTAAATGCAACTTCTACAAATGGCGCAGAATGTATCGTTACCACTTCCGGCACACATATAGGCCTTGATACGAGTACAATGACGGTCAATGACCCGATCTTTGTGCACGCAGTAGCGGGTCAGGTTACAACCACTCATCCTACACTAGAAGTCTCCCAAATACAACGTATCGGATACGTTCTTTCCGTAGACTCAGACGGCGAAGTTGAAGTGGGTATGACAGGTCGTGCAGAAGATCTTCCTAACCTTAACAACGGTAACTTCTTTTTTGGAGCAGGTGGCGTTGCAACTAGAGTAAGCTTTGCTACAAAATATACCGAAGCTTTAGCTCTTAATTCCATCGGTGGATTATCAGACGTAGCACTTACAACACCTGCAGCCGGGCAATATTTATCTTGGGATAGTGCCGAACAAGAGTTCGTTAACGGAGTATTGGCAATACCTGCAGACGGAGTAGGCGAAGACGAATTATTTAACAAGACTACGCTAATTATTAAAAACTCCAGTGGCACGGCTTTAAAAACAATATTCGGCGTAGGGATCACTTCATAATAGATGTTTACTAAACGCATAAATAGTAATAACACTATAGCAGGAATACCGACATGGCAGTAAATTCTAAAATTACCCTTATACAATATGCGCTGCGAAAGCTAGGTGAACCTGTTATTGAAATTAACGTTGACCCGGATCAATTAGATGATCGCGTGGACGAAGCGTTAGAAGTATACCGGGAGTTCCATTCCGAAGCAACTAAAAAAATATACCTGAAGCACGAAATAACCCAACTAGATATTACGAATAAATATATCCCTATCCCCGCAGAAATTGTGTCGGTTACTAAAATGTTTCCCATCTCAAAAGGCTTTGGTGGCGGCTCAGGTATGTTCGATCTTCAGTATCAAATGATGTTAAACGACATGGCATTCATGGGATCATATCGCCAAGGTGGTATGGCATCTTATGAGCAAATGCAGCAGCACCTTGGTCTGCTTGACATGAAGTTAAACGGCACACCACAAGTGACTTACTCCCGCCATGAGGATAGACTTTATATCCACGGCGAGCTAGGCACCGATATCCTATTAGGCGATTTCGTAGTTATAGAAGCATATGAGTATCTAGAAGGTACTCAGGTGTTCAACGATATGTGGCTTAAGAAGTTTACTACTGCTTTGGTTAAAAGACAATGGGGTGCAAACCTTATGAAGTTCGAAGGCATGCAGCTTCCCGGCGGTGTCACTCTTAACGGTGCACAGATCTTCCAAGACGCAATGGCAGAAATCGATAAGCTAGAAGAAGAAATAAGATCCACTTTCGAGCTTCCTATTGACTTTTTAGTAGGATAATAAAATGGCAACAAATCCTTATTTTAGTCACAGAGTTTTATCAGAGCAGCATCTCTATGAAGATATTGCAATCGAATCTCTTAAAATGTACGGAACGGATGTTTACTATCTTCCCCGTGACATTGTTAATGAAGACAAGATCTTTGGCGCCGATGTAATCCACCGATTTAACTCTTCCCACGTTGTTGAAATGTACATTGAAAATGTAGACGGCTTTGACGGAGAAGGCGATCTGTTCTCTAAGTTCGGGATCGAAATTCGCGACACGGCGACGTTTATCGTATCTAGGCGTCGCTGGAGACAGACCGTCGGATATGACGATAACGAGGTAACGTCTGAACGACCTTTGGAAGGGGATTTAATCTATCTTCCTTTGTCTAATTCTATGTTCCAGATTATGCACGTCGAGCATGAACAGCCATTCTACCAGTTAAGCAATCTGCCTACATACAAGATGCGTTGCGAATTATACGAACCGAATGATGACGATTTTGATACAGGTATCGAGATTATTGATTCACTAGAAAGCCAAGGATTCACGATTGATCTTACCTTAACGGCAAGCAGTTTCACACTCACAGATGGCGAAACCGTGAGTCAGACGCTTGCGAGTGGCAAAATCATAACAGGCGAAGTCGTTGACTATAACGGGGTCACTAACATAGTAAGACTTGCACACGTAGGATCAAACGACGACGAGTATCATACGTTTATTCCGGGTAATATTACAGGCAGTATTAATACTGCAACGCGAGTCGTTACAGCGGTAAATGATACACTGAATCAGGTAACTGCACAGAATGACGACTTTAAAACAGAATCATTGGACTTCCTAGACTTTAGTGAAGGTAATCCATTCGGCGAACCGGGGAGCAGCTAATGTTTGGAACTCACTTTTATCATCAGCGTATTCGCAAATCAGTAGCTACCTTTGGTGCACTGTTTAATAACTTAAATGTTATCCGCAAGAATGCTGCAGGCAATGTAATTAGCACTGTTCGCGTGCCTCTCGCGTACGCGCCTCGCGAGAAGTATTTAGATCGTATCCGTGAGAATCCTGACTTAGAGGATAACACGATGACGGCTATTAAGCTTCCTCGTATGTCATTCGAGATTGTTAACTTCCAATATGACGGCACTCGTATGGTTGGTAAGACAAATCAATTCAGTAAGGCAAGTCCAACGACCGTTCAGAATAGAAAGATATTCTATGCAGGCGTTCCGTATAACATATTCTTTCAGCTGAATGTTTATGCACGTAGCCACGACGATGCTCTGCAAATCGTAGAACAGATTGTTCCTTACTTTGGTCCACAATACAATCTTACAGTAAAACCATTCGAAGACTATCCTGAAGTAAAAGAAGACGTGCCACTTACTTTGCAGTCTACCTCATTCAGCGATGACTTTGAGAGTGTATTAGAACAACGTAGAACGATCATATATACTCTTGAGTTCGAAATGAAGACAATGTTCTATGGTCCAATTGGTGACAGTAAGATCATCCGCAGTGTTCAGACCAACTTCTACCTACAGGGTGGCACGGGTGATTCCGATACCCATATAAGTGCGTTTGTTACATCGCCTGATCCTGTTAATGTAAATGCTGATTCCGACTATGGATTCAATACAACTTGGACGGATTATATAGGTTAAACAATGAGTGACTCCGATAAACAAATAGACGATGACTTTGATTTCTCTCGTGGAGTATACCTGGATCTAATTAAGACAGGACAAGAAGCTCTTGGCAATATGATCGACGTAGCTCAAGAGAGTGAACATCCTCGTGCATATGAAGTGCTATCTGGTATGATTAAGAACGTAAGTGATATCAATGATAAGCTTATGGATCATCATAAAAAGAAGAAAGATATGCAGAAGGTAGATAGTAAAGAAGCTGCTGCTATATCTGGAACAACGACGAATAATGTCTTTCTTGGATCTACAACAGATCTACAGAGAATGTTACAGGATGCATCAAAGCAAGCGATCGATATTACACCTGACGATATGATATGAGTGTTCTATCCCTTTCCAAAGATGTCTCTTTATTATACCGAGGTTCCCTTGGTTTGTAAACCCCCTAAGTTAAAAAAAGTTCATAATGTCTGAAGATTTTAAAACAAAGCTCGGTGGTGGTAAAGACGAAAGCTATCTGGGTAACACCCAAGTCAAGCGCGATGGTGTAGCGCAGCAATGGTCTGTAGCGCAGGTCCACGAGTATACCAAATGTATGCAAGATCCCTCATACTTTGCTCGAACCTATTGTAAGGTAATTCACGTAGATCGTGGCCTTGTTCCGTTTAAGCTATACCCGTATCAAGAAAAGATGTTTAAGCACTTTGATGAGAATCGATTCTCTATTGTTCTTGCATGTCGCCAATCGGGTAAGTCTATATCTTCTGTTGCATATTTGCTATGGTATGCCATATTTAACACAGAACAAGTCGTTGCAGTCCTTGCCAACAAAGGTGCTACATCCAGAGAGATGCTATCTCGGGTAACTCTGATGCTGGAGAATCTTCCGTTCTTCTTGCAGCCCGGATGTAAAGCACTGAATAAAGGTTCGATTGAATTCAGTAATAACTCTCGCATTGTAGCTGCAGCAACATCAGGATCTTCTATCCGTGGTATGTCGGTTAATTTGCTATACCTCGATGAGTTTGCATTCGTCGAAGATGCTGCCACGTTCTACACATCTACCTATCCAGTTGTTGCATCGGGTGAAAAGACAAAGGTTATTATTACTTCTACCGCGAATGGCTTGGGTAATCAGTATCATAAAATCTGGGAAGGTGCTATCCAAGGGACAAATGAATATAAGCCATTCCGAGTAGATTGGTGGGACGTTCCCGGTCGTGACGAAGAGTGGAAGCGCATGACGATTTCCAACACGTCTAATCTGCAGTTCGACCAAGAATTCGGTAATACATTCTTTGGCACCGGCGATACTCTTATTGAGGGTAATACACTACTCAGCTTAAGATCTCAGGAGCCATTAGAAAGAACAAAAGACGGTGTTTTAATATACGAGCATCCAGTAAAAAATCATGAATACATTTGCTTAGTGGATGTAGCGAGAGGAAGAGGACTTGACTATTCAACGTTTAACATTATTGACATTACAGCTCGGCCGTTTAAACAAGTTGCCGTATATCGAAACAATCGCATTAGCCCAATTCTTTATCCCAACGTAATCTATAAATATGTTAATACATACAATGAAGCACTATGTGTCGTAGAATCAAATGATGCCGGACAAGTAGTTTGCATAGGTCTATACCACGATCTTGAGTATGAAAACCTTTATGTTGAGAGCGCAGTAAAAGCTGATGCTCTTGGGGTGAATATGACTCGAAAGGTAAAAAGACTTGGTTGCTCTGCCTTTAAGGATATCCTTGAGAATGGCAAAATAGAAATTGTAGACCACGACACGATCATTGAGATTTCTACATTCGTGGCAAAGGGTGTATCATACGAGGCTTCTGATAATAACCACGACGACTTGGTTATGAATTTCGTGATGTTTGGTTACTTTGCAAGCACTACCTACTTCCAAGATCACGCCGATATGGATCTAAAGAAGATGCTATTCGAACAGCAAATGGCAGAGATCGAAGCAGACGTTTTGCCATTCGGTATACACGATGACGGATCGGTCCATGCGGAACACGTCGATGCCTTAGATCTCCGACACGACGACGGTGGTTGGTCTCTTGATAGAGATCACGAGTGGTAAAACCCTCGACTTAAAAAAGTCATAAATAGTCATATGAACAATCGTATTATGAACATATCTTACAATTAGGAGAACACCCAATGGCACTAAGTATTCCATCAGCATCTCCTGCTGTTAACTTTAGAGAAATTGACCTTTCCGGGTCGATCGCTGGCAACGCGCCAGGCTCTGTTGGAGTTATCGCAGGGAGTTTCAGTTGGGGTCCGGTTGCAGAACCAGTACTTGTTTCTAACGAAGCCGGTCTAGTATCTGTATTTGGCGCACCCAATACCCTCAACACTATCGACTTTCACAGCGCAGCATACTTCTTACGGTATGCCAACTCGCTTTCAGTAATTCGCGAGATCGACAGCACTGTCACTGCTCGTAACTCATTCTCTGTATCAGACGGAGCACCACTTCAGCCGGTAACTACTTCCCCCACCGTTATCCGCAACACAAAAGACTTTGAAATTCAAGAAGCGGCTCTTGGTCTATATTCCGGCGATAGTGCCAGCGATCCAAGCATTGTTCGCGGTGTTGCTTTCGCAGCTCGTTATCCTGGCGACCTAGGTGACAACCTTGAGCTTCATATCTGTCCCGCAGATACCGGCGACTCAGTATTCGACGCTTGGGCTTATCGTGGAAGCTTCGATGGCGCGCCTAGCACGTCTACATACGCTGCAGCCCGTGACGCAACCTTTGACGAACTGCACGCAGTCGTAGTTGATGCCACTGGTGTTATCTCAGGAACCAAAGGCGCTATCCTAGAGACTTACTCATACCTCTCCGCTGCATCCGATGCTAAAGGCGAAGACGGCCGTTCTAACTACATTGGTGATATTCTTAACGCTCGTTCAGAGTATGTTCACTTTGCCTCATGGGGTTCAAGCCTTGCGTTTGATTCCGATGACAGCTATAACACATCTGCTACCCTAGGTACAGCTACTACTCCTGGCACCACAAAAGCGTTCGTTGACGGACTACCGGCTATTAAGTATTCCTTTAAGGGCGGCGAAAATGCAACAACTCTTGCCACTGCCGATTATCTCCGTGCGTTTGATCTAATCGAAGATCCTGAACTTACTGAAGCTGATCTAATTATCGCTCCTTCTTTGATATTGCAAGCTGACCAAGTAACAGTCGTAGCCGACTTAGTTGCAACCGCCGGAACTTTGCGTAAAGATGCATTGGTAGTTGCTTCTCCTCATCGTGCAGCAATCGTTAACGCTACTCCTTCGACTATCGTAGCTTCGGTAAAAGCCTTTGCAGATGCATTAAGTTCTTCATCCTACCTTTCAGTAGATGGTAACTTCTTGAAAGTATACGATAAGTACAACGATAAGTATATCACTATTCCCGCTGCTTCTTCTACTGCAGGTCTAATGGCTGCTACCGATCGTAATGCTGCTCCTTGGTTCTCACCAGCAGGCACACGTCGTGGTAACTATTTGGGCGTAACAGATATTTCTTGGAACCCAAGTAAAACACAGCGTGATACTCTTTACAAAGCCGGCGTTAACCCAATCGTTAACTTGAACGGTCAAGGTGTTATGCTATACGGTGATAAGACTATGCTTAAGCGTCCAAGTGCATTCGATCGCATTAACGTTCGTCGTCTCTTCTTAAAGCTTGAAAAAGACATTATTGCATATGCCAAAACTATCCTGTTTGAATTCAACGACGAGTTTACTCGTGGTGAATTTGTTGGCGTTGTAGAACCCTATCTTCGTGACGTAATGGCACGTAGAGGCATTAGTGACTTCCGCATTGTTTGCGATACAACAAACAATACCTCAACAGTAATTGACAATAATGAATTTGTCGCCTCGATCTTTATTAAGCCTGCTCGCTCTATTAACTACATTACTCTGAATTTTGTAGCTGTTAGATCTGGTGCAAGCTTTGAAGAAATCGTTGGATAATAGGAGATATAACAATGGTTCTTAATGTAAACGATTTTAAAGCAAAGCTTGGCGGCGGTGTTAGAAGTAACCTTTTTAAGATTACTTTGGTATCTCCCGTCAATGGCTTGGAAGTATCCGGCCTTAGCACTTTCCTTGCTAAAACTGGCGAACTTCCAGGTTCGACTATTACACCAATTATCCTGCCGTACCGTGGACGTCAGCTCAAGATCTCAGGCGATAAAACGTTTGATCCTTGGACTGTTACGGTCATGAACGATCCTAACTTCACGATCCGTAAGGCTCTTGAGCAATGGATGAGTGGGATAAACAACCACGAAGACGGACAAGGTTCAGAGAATTACTTTGTTGATCTGAAGATTGAATCGCAGGATCGCAACGGTAATACATTGCGTGCATACGCTCTGAAAGATGCTTGGCCATCAGATCTTGGTCCTATTGCGGTTTCTTTCGACGCTGAAAACCAGCTTCAGGAATACCAAGTAACGTTCCAGTATCAGTACTGGACTGCTGGTGTGGTAGAAGGCACTTCGGATCTTATCGAAGGCGGCGAAGCTTTTGGCTCTGTGACTTAATAAGTTACGGTTATAAACAATCATAAATAAAACAAAGGGCATTCAGTTGCCCTTTGTTAGACTTTGATAGGGAAAAGAAATGGTAGACAACGTATACAAATTCTTTGGGTTCGAAATTCAACGTCCCAAAAAGAATGAGAAAAAAGAAGACCGTAGTCCATCTATTGTTCCGCCTAATGATGAAGACGGTGCAGGTTACGTAACCGCATCAGGCGCTGGTCACTTTGGTCAATACGTAGACTTAGACGGTGATAAAGCAAAAGACAATGCACAGATGATTATGAAGTATCGCGGCGTGGCTATGCAGCCCGAATGCGATATGGCAATCGAAGATATTACAAACGAAGCTATCTCTGTCCAAGACAATAAGCAACCAGTTCAATTAAAGTTGGACGAAGCTGATGAAATGTCCGACAAAGTTAAAAAGACGATTAACGAAGAATTTGATAACATCTGTTCTCTATTGGGATTTAATGACAACGGTCATGATCTATTCCGCAGATGGTATATCGACGGACGGTTGGTTCACCACATTGTAATCGATGAGAAGAACCCAAAAGCAGGTATTCAAGAACTACGCTTTATGGATTCCATGAAGACCCGCAAAGTTCGTGAAATTAAATACAAGAAAGATGCTACGACTGGCGTAAAGATTGTAGATAACGTCGAAGAATATTTTGTTTACCAGGAAAAGCCTGGCGCACAGAATCAAGGCACGAAGCTTACCAGCGACTCTATTAGCTACGTAACATCCGGTCTATTAGATGAGACACGCAAAAAAGTAGTTTCATACCTACATAAAGCCCTAAAGCCTGTTAACCAGTTACGCATGATGGAAGATTCACTTGTAATCTATCGCCTCGCGCGTGCACCCGAACGTCGCATCTTTTATGTCGATGTAGGTAACTTACCTCAGGGTAAAGCAAACGAGTACATGAAAAACATCCAGTCTAACTTCCGCAACAAGTTAGTCTATGATTCAAGCACCGGGCAGATTAAAGACGACCGCAAACATATGTCTATGCTCGAAGACTTTTGGTTGCCACGCAAAGAAGGCGGCAGAGGCACAGAAATTAGCTCTCTTCCCGGCGGTGATAACCTTGGTCAGATCGAAGATATTATTTACTTCCAAAAGCGTCTTTATAGATCACTGAACGTTCCCGTAGGCAGACTTGAACCAGAGCAAGGTTTCAACATCGGTCGTAGCACTGAGATCTCCAGAGACGAAGTAAAGTTCCAAAAGTTTATTGATAAGATTCGTCGTAGATTCTCTAAGCTATTCGTATCTTTGCTTAAGAAGCAATTGTTACTGAAAGCTATTATTACTGAAGACGATTGGAACAAGTGGAAAAACGATATTGTCGTAGACTTTGTTCGTGATAACCACTTTGCCGAACTTAAAGAAAATGAGGTTCTAAGAGAGAAGATTCAAACGCTTGATATGGTTACCCCGCACCTCGGTCAGTTCTTTACCGAAGAATGGGTAATGAAAAACGTTATGCGTTACACCGACGAAGAGATTGAAGAGATTAAAAAAGAGGGTGAAGAGCGCGCTGCTGCAGAAGAACAAGATCAAGAAGAAGCACCCGCAGCACCGGAAGCAGGCGCAACGGCTAAACATAGCTTAGATATCAACATTAAAAAGTAATAAAGTTAGACTTTATATTATTATAAATACTACTAAGAGAGAATGGAGACACATTATGGAAGCAGACATTAAAGATCTAATCGGTCATGTAATGGATGATGATATGGTAAAAGCAAATGAACTATTCGGTTCGCTTTTATCTGTTAAACAAGACGATGCTGTAGAAGCTGCTAAGGCAGATATGGCACAAGG